GTCGGCCACCTTCCGGGCGGCTTCCTTCCCGGGCTTGTCGCCGTCAGCGACGACGATCACTTCACTGACGCCCTCGAAGCACAGTCGCCAGTGCTTCTTCTCGCCCCACGTATCGGCGCCTGGGTAGGCGACGGCTGGGATCCCGGCGTAAGCCTGGACGCAGACCGCGTCGAGCTCTCCCTCGACGACCACCACTCGCTGTAGCGAGTGAATCAAGATCTGCGCGTTGTAGAGGAAGGTGCCGGTACCTGCTTCGTAGAGGTACTTCGGACACCCCTTCTGGGTGTGCTTCCCGTTCTCTTCGTGGCTTAGGTCGGTGCAGCGGTACTTCATCTGCACGACGCCACCGGGCGTGATGTACGGGATCGACAGGCGCCCCTGGAACTCGCCTTCGGAGACGTACCCGAGAGCGAACATCCGTGCCGCCTCGAGGCTGATACCTCGGCCGAGCAGGTAGCTTGCGACTCTGTCGACCTCGCCGGCGTAAGCCTGGGCCTTCGCCGTCAGCGCCTGACGCCTGGCTGCTGGCAAAATCAACGAGTCACCTTGGCGTGAAGCTGTCCAACATAGTTCGCCACGATGACGCGCTCATTCTCTTTGATGCCCGCTTCGCGGCACTCTCTAAGAAAGTTCTCAATCTCGGCAAGGGTGTAGAGCCACCCCGCGCGCCGGCGCGCCGCGCCCGAGGGGCTCGTGGCCCAGACCTCGGTGCTCTTGTGAATGCTCACTCTGGGCCTCTCAGTAGGTCGCTGGGACGGCGACGTCTTGTTCGTGGTTGGCCGTTGCTGGGTTCGCCGCTGAGAACTGAGGCCCTTTCGCGGGCCTCCCTGAAGGTGAGTCCCAACTCGCGTTGCAGGAGCTTCAGTGCGTCGCCTCTGCGGCCACACGAGTGGCACGTGAAACCGTCGATCTCATGATTGACGGCAGCACTGGGAGTGCGGTCATCGTGAAATGGGCAACTACATCTAACCCATCCACTGCCGTACGGAACATCCACCCCGGTAATCTCTTTGAGCACCGCAGCAATCGGAGGTTTCGGTAGCGGGTCATGCTTCCTTCGACTTCTCGAACCGCTCACGTAGGTCCACCTCTCCCGGCGACTGCCACACTCCGCGCTTGTTTAGGACCAGGCCGTTAGCGGCTGGATTGCCGCATTGAACGATGTTCGGTCCTCGGAGTAGATGCTTGTCGAAGTTCCCGACCGTCGTGAAGTCGTTCCCGCACCTCCGACAGTGCGACCGCTGGGAAGTTCCCCACCCGGCGGTGCAACTAGCGCTGCACTGGTGAGTCATTCGGGGAGGTAGACAATCTGGCGCAGGGCGGAATGCGAACCAAGACGATGGACGCTGCCATACGAGTTAGAGAAGCCCGTCTTCGTGCGAAGCACGAACTCTCGTCCCTTGCCCGCCATCGCGCCGAGCGGGAGACTGTCGTACGCTTCGACGCCCTCAATCCAGTCGCCCACCTGGGGCTTCCGGCGCTCGAGGATCTCGGTCGTGATAGCAAAGGCGCGGGGATAATGGTGGCGGCCACCCTTGGTGCTGAATACGCAGCCATTATCCGCGACGTAGTCAACGACTCCCTCGTACGTCACTCGCACTCGATCGCCTACCTGAACGTCAGTCATCGCTTCCTCCGTTTACGTTTCTTCTTTGGTCTGCCGTTAGCTACGACGTTCCGGCCGAGCGCTTTCAGCGCCGGCGGGTCAGTGACGTAGGCGGCTGTCTTGACGAGAATGTCGACGCTCCTGGCGCCCAGGACTCGACGATTACAAACGAAATCGAGTAGCCCTCTAACATGCCCGGTGGCATGATCGTGGTCGACTGCCAGTCGCTTACCTGGCTTCGGCGGTCTGCCGCAGATAGCGCAGACGCCGCCCTGGTATTCGAGGATCTGGTCGTACTCGTCAGGCGTGAGGTTGAATATCTGAGCCAACCGGGTAGCCCGAGCTCCGTCCTTCGAGCACTGCTCAGAGCACCATTTCCTCTGCCGGCCGCTCAGTGCTGAGCCACAGCCGGCGCAGTTCACGTCTTCGGTGTAGCTACGAGTCGGTAGCCCCGCTTCAGCCACTTCGCTTCAGCTTTCGGCAACGCGTGTTGCATGAAGTACTCGTCCGGGGTGATACCGAGGACGAAAGCTGCCCGGCGGTTCTGTTGCATCACTCGCTTGAACTTGCTCACCCGATGTCCTCGAGCAAGTCACGGGCGTCGTCGAGAGCGTCAGCTGCATCACTGAAGACGTCGTGTTCTTCGGTGTCGAGAACGAATTCGCCGGAATAGTCGCGGAGTCTTGCCGCGACGAACTTCAGGAGGTCGATGGTGATGTTCACTGGAAACCGCCAACCGTTGCTGTGCTGTAAGAGATCGGGACTTCGAATACCATCCCGGCGCGACCACCACGGTTCTTCGCGACGTTGATGTACTGCGTCGTCTTCGCCTGGTCGCGGTGGACACCGAGCACGAGCTCGGGGATCTTGCCGATGTTGTAGAGAAGGTCACCCAGTTCGATCTGGATGGTCCCGTTCTCCTTAGCTCCCTTGACGTGAGCTAACGCCATCACGTGGCAGTTCATCGACCGTGCGATCCGCTGCAACTCCCGGCAGGCGGCTCGCAGTTCTGACGACTCGTTGTCCTGGTCGACAACCGTGTTCCCGATGTTGTCCACCACCACCAACTGCGGTGCCTCACCCCGGAGCTCGATGTGAGCGAGGATCCGGTCGACGATGAAGTCCATCTCGATATCGGACTGGAAGCACCAGTCGATATGGTCGGTGGACCGCAGCTTCTCGGCGTAGAACTTCTCCCACGACTTGTCGTTCAGCTGCTGCTCCACCGTCGTCAGTTCGACGCCGGTGAGGATCGAGCAGGCCCGCTGCTTCACCGTCCACTCGTCACTGTCGGCTGAGAGGTAGATCGACTGAACCGGCGTGCGGATGGAGAGGTTCGTAGCGAGCAGCGTCTTCCCGACGCCGGGAGCAGCTGCGACCAGCGAGAACTGGCCGCGGCGGAATACGAGCCCACTGCTGGCGAAGATGGAGTTTTGAACCGGGAGAGGTGGTGCCAGGACTGTCGCCTTCGGCGAAGCACTGAGCAGTGGCATCAGTCGATGTAGACTTCCTTGACCGACTGGATCGGGGTGCTCCGCACCCACGACCCGTCGGAGTGGGTGATGACGACAGCCTCACCCGGCTCGAGAGCCGACACGACCTTCTCGTACTCGACCCACTCGCCGTCAGTGATGCCGGCGGATGACAGGTCGTTGGCCTTGTCGTGGATGCGCGTCCGGTGGTACCGGCCGGCGTTCTGGTCGATGACGTAGACGCTGTGCGCCGTCTCGACGTGAAGGACAGGAAGCGGCAAGGGCTCGGCCATCAGACGGCTACCTTCCCTTTGCGGAAGTTCTCGGCTGCCTTGCGGAGCTTGGCGACGACCTTCTGCGACGACTTGAAGCGAGCCTCTTCGCTAGCGCCGGCCCCTGGCCGCTGGCTGTCATTGAAGCTGTAGACGTAGTCGTCAGCCAAGTCGCTGACGTTCTTCCGGCGGGCAATCAGCCGTGCCAGCGTCTCGATAGCTTCTCGATGACGAGGGTCCATGTCGTCGTTGATGTAAGCGACGTCCCCGAGGTCGCGACCGCTCGTCTTCGGGTAGACAGCCTTAGCGATGGCGCCCAGGGCGCAGTAGCCGCCGGTATGCGAGTCGTAGCAGGTCTCGGTCACCCAGCCATGCTTCTCGAGGATGTCAGCTGCTGTGTCGAGAATCTGGTCGACACTCTTCCTGGTCGCCATCAGACGTTCACCGGCTTGCAGCGCTGACCGCTGTTCTCCTTCGACCACGGGATCGCGCACTCCCACCGGCGCCACGGGTTACCCCGGGCGATCGTGTCCTTGTAGACACGGGGACCGTGCTGGCAGTCACCCGGGTACGGGGCGGTCGGCGGAGGAGCCGCCGGGCTGGGCGCAGCGCCGGGCTGCGGGAGCGGCTGGCCGACAGTGCTGGTCGGCTGCGGGATGACTGTCGTCCCGGGGATCGCCGCCTGGACAGTCGCAGTCGCCTGGGCGAAACCGGCGGGGTCCTGGGCCGCCGGCAGTGCCGCAAGGAGCGCTGCGAGAGTCGGGCTGAGCTTCACGTCCGCCAACAGGGAGTCGAACTCGGCAGCAGTGTTAGCCCGGAGGCTAACGCTGACACCGCCGTTGAACCCTGTAGCGACGTTGATCTTTGCCTGGTCTTCTGACACCTAGATCCCTTTCTGTGGATCGGGGTTGTTGTCGTGTGCGCCGGGGGATTCGAACCCCTCGTAGCTAGCCTTGGCTCCCTGCCGCGCACTACCCCCACCACGAGCGCGCCGGCTGGGTGGGAACCTTGCTGCCTCCCCCGGCCCGTCGTTTCAGAGACAGGGGAGGGCCGTTAGACGAGCGACTGAATGAAGTCGCAGTGGTCCGAGACGCTGCACACGAAGCGTCACGGCTTCCAGAAACGACCACGGGCTATGCCGCAGATCATTACAGCGCTCACGCCGTACTTCGCGGCTAGAGCTTTTGCATTGGTCTTGCGTGTTGAGGTCTGCTGAAACTCAGCGCGAATCTGATCGGCGAGTTCCTGTGTGAGCTTCTTGGGCTTGTGGCTCTTGGCTCTACCTCTTGCTGACATCTCGCGCATATTGTCCGCGTGTGTACCCAGATGCAGGTGGTCTGGATTGATACACGGCGGGTTGTCGCACTTGTGCAGGACGTGAAGGTCGCCCGGGTCTTTGTGCGCCAAAGAGAAAGCGACTCGATGGGCGCCGCGCATCCCTATTCCGCGAATCCACACGCTCCCGTAACCGTCCGAACTGCGAGCGCCCTGCCATTCGAGGCAGGAGCCGTTCGGTTCGGTTCTAGCCAGGAGGTCATCCAGCGTCTTCTCACCCTCGCGAGAAGTCATACGAGGGCCTGAATAAATGCGCAATGATCGGAAACGCTACAGATCCAACAGGCGTCTCCTGGATTGGGAAGGAAGATGCCGAGATCGATGAGCCGGTTCGCCTGGACGTAGACCTGACTCAGTCTTTCGTCGTTCCAGGAAGTGAGGTTTAGCGCCGGCGTCAGCTTCGCTTCGCCGGTCTTCAATCCGTAAATGAAGTAGCCGTAGGTGATCTGCCAACCCAGCGCCCGGTTGAGCGCAGCGGCGTACAGCCCCAGCTGTTCGTTGGTCTTCGGCTTCTGGCCGGACTTGATATCCAGTGGGTAGTAGCCACCGTTCTCGGTGGTGAACACCCGGTCGATCCAGCCGTGTACCAGCTGGCCGTCGACGTAGTAGTTGAACGGCACTTCGATCGCCGGCCCGAAGCCGGGGATCTCGGCAACCTGGAATGTGGTGTTGGTGACTCGCCACTCGAGGTAGGCGTCGATACTGTTCGGGATCCCGACGAGACGAAACCAGTCGATGTCTTCGGCGTTGGGCTTCTCTGCGGTCTTCCGGCCGAACCGCTTCCACGTATCCGGCGCGAACCCCTTCTGGGTGTAGCGCTCGGTCTCTTCGTCCAGCTTCGCCAGCGTGGCGCTGAGCGCCTGCTCCTTGATGTCGGCGGGGTCGACGCCGGCCAGCAGGCCGTGGTCGATCGTCTCTGTCCCGACGTGGATCGCCACGCCGGCGACAGCTGGAACGGACGGCCGAGAGGGGACGCCTTCGACCCGCTCGAGCCGATACTGCTCGCCGCAAGTGCGCAGCTGACGAACCTGTGAATACGATCTATGAAGAGTGACAGGCTGTGCTGCGGTTGTTGTCGGCGTCACAACACAAGCTTGACATGAAGCTTGCTGCTGACGCAAGCAGCGTTACCGATCCGTTATACAAGTTTGGTTACCGCTCGTAGCGGAGGTGGTAGACCTCCCAGTTACCTTCCGTCGCAATCGCCTGCGCCGTCCACTGCCGCATCTGTGCGGCCGGCAGGAAGAGCTCGAGGACGTCGGCGACGTCAGTCTCCTGCTCGTTGACCCAGAGGGTCGCGTACCCAGCATAGAGAGCGAGACGGAAGTCGTCACGCTCTGCGACGAAGGGTGTCTGTAGTGCGGTGGACATACGGTTCGGGGCTCCCCACCAGTGGACATCTCGTACCTTGGTTCGGTGGCGCTAGGTTAGGCAGCCGTGAGGTTTTGTCAACAGGGACAATGGTCCCGTATCTTGCTTGGTCACAACTTGGTAACGGCGCTTGCGCTTGAACGGTGGCAGGTGAGTATACTTCGAGCGAAGCGAGACAGTACAAGTACCGAGTCGCCAGGAGGCGCCTCGACAGAGAGCTCGCGCCTAGCGGCGACGAGGACAGACAAAGACGCCCGGCCCCAGTGAGGGGCCGGGCTTTGTCTTTACTGTACTGGCGAGACTTCGCCGCCGAGGTTCAGACCTCGAGCGGCGGACTGATGTAGTCCCGGTCGCCAGGCTGGCGAGGCTCAAGCCAGAAGCCGTCTTCGTCGCTGCGGTCGTAGTGGACCGACAGCGGGACACCTAGGCTGTTGCCGCCGTCCATGAACTTCGTCCACTCGTCTAGCAGGCGAGCCTCCGTGTCCTTTAGTGGCTTGCCCTGCTGGCGCTTCGAGTAGGCCCGGAGCCGACGGGCCAGGACGTCGCCGACGTGGTCGGCGCGGACCTTCCAAGGCAGATAGAAGGCGTGACTCGGCCGGCCGTTGTCCGACCGGGTGAAGCCCGCCTTGTCGAGAGCCTGGCGGACCGCTTCGCCGGTCACTCCGTAGATTTCGCCGATCTCTTTGTTCGTCAAGCCCTCCGAGGCGTGACGAACGAGAACCTCCGAGTCCGGAAGTCTCCGTGTCTGCGGCATACCTCTCCTTGTTCCCCCCGATTTGGCCCACCACTTGCCACGTGCATTGAACCAGCTACACCAGGTTGATCGCAAGTTGGCCCCGTATGTCCGGTTTTCAGGATGGGGTAGACTCCCTGCAAAATACGTGCGGGCGTAGCTCAATGGGGATGCGCTTGCTTGCAGCGTTGCTTGTGTTTGCAGGGAACTTGCCCCTGAAACTTGCGCATCGAGCAAGTAAGTGTCATCCTTGCTTCGTCCACGAGTGATGGAGGCAAGTATGAACGACCAGACTTACCCCTGCTGTGTCCACTGCTACGCAGGGTGCCAGAGTGGCGTCCCGCATCATGAGACGCCATGTTGGAAGGGCTGCAATGGCCCCCTGACTCACTACGTCGAGGAAGCCGACGCCAACCCGGAGCGCCGTGACAACGGCTGCCAGATCTACCGGAGCGCGTGATGCGTGGCTGGATCGAGGTCTCGAGGCCGTGGGGACGGGTGGACAATCGGAACGGTAACGAGGGCGTAACTTGGTACGGGCCGCACGTCAGGATCGGGCGGCTTCGCTTCAACTTCCGGGTGATGAAGCACGTCTACGCGGTCGGTGCCGACCGGTGGTCAGTGCAGGCTTCTGCCTACTACGACCGCAAGGCGAAGAACCGGCCGAAGTTCCCTCACGGGGTTCACTGATGGTCAGCCGGACCCGGACGAACATCCGTCTCAGTGACGCCTGTGACCGCTACCTCGAGCGGATCAAGAACGAGGGACAGTCGGACGCCTCGCAGTACACGGCGCGTTACGCGCTGTCGCGGTTCCGGAAAGCTGTCGCCACGAGGCGAGAGCCGAACCCACTCGTCCACACGATCACGCCGGAGATGATGGACGACTACTGCTACGGGCCGGACGGGATCCGGCGGGACGTCCAGGCTGTCAGCTTCAACCGCTACCGGTCGGTGCTGAAGGTCTTCTTCGAGTACGCACTGCTGATGCGGTGGACGGACGTCAATCCGATGGAGTCCATCACTCGAGCCCGGCCGGACATGCCCAAGAAGCGGCTGTACCTGAACGCCGGCGAGCTCATCACTCTTCTCGACCACGCTTCCAATCCGGTCGAGAGAATCGCGTGCAGTCTGGGCATGAACACCGGGATGAGAGGCAACGACATCCGGCATCTGACCGTCTTCGACGCCAGCCTGGCCGGCGGGGTGATCCAGACAGAGATCCGTAAGACCAGGAAGCTGGACGTCAAGCCGATCACGATGGAGCTCCATTGGGAACTAGTGAAGTGGCTCAACATCTATGCCGAGTACATGGGCCTAAGCGACCGGGGCGAACTCCCCGGCGAGTGGCTACTCGTTCCGAGCTACCGGAATGCAGCACCGAGAGAGCGTCAACAGCGAGTCCACCTTCGACCGCTGCAAGTCCACACCAATCCGTGGCGCATGGTCCAACGACCCTTAGAGCGTATGGGCTACCCAACCAAGGGCGAAGGTTTCCATACTCTCCGTCGTTCTTCAGCCAGAGCCTTGTTCGAGTCGCTACGCTCTGCCGGTGAAGGGCGGGATCACGCTCTGATGGTGGTGAAGGAATTCCTCAACCACTCATCCGTTGTCCAGACGGAGCATTACCTCGGCTTGAACCAAGAGCGGGCGATCCGAGACACTCTGTTGAAAGATCGACCCTTCTTGTCGGCCCTAGCCGAACAAGAGCAAGCCAGGGTCAACGACGAGAAGAGGGCTTAGATTGGCGAAAGAGGTCGTCACCCGCTGCGATAAGTGCGGCGAGGCCGGCGAAGACGTCAAGACTTACACCATCCGAGTCGACGGGAGGACCGTCGAGGTCGACCTCGACGACAGGCACGCGAAGTCGGTGACGGTCGCTCAGGTGTTCACGATCGGCCGGGTCGCGCCTCTGGCCGGTCGGG